GGAATCAACATCGTTATACAGACGAAGCAAATTCAAGGCAAAAACTGGTCCAGTTGCAAGACATGTTAAAATTGATCTTTGGAAATACGAGCCTTGTGATTCCAGATTTTTATCAATGTCACCAAAAATAGCGACTGCGGTTGTTACATCTGGGATATAAACTGGAGCATTGAATGGACCTTTATTTGAAAAACCAACCACCAAACGAATCGTTTGTGAAGTTAAGATGATGTTTTCAGAGGCATCAAATTCCAGCGTGTACACACCAGAAGCTTTGAATTGTGATAAATCGAGTTTGATTTTCTTAGCCATTATCGTTTTGAAGATATTTTTTCCCTAGTATATATCGAAATGAATTATCACAATTGGGGATATTACTAGAGTTCCTCTTTATATATCTTCAGAACATCACGACATAAGTTTACTAAAAGAATTATAGAAGTTTCCTTCCTTGGTTTTTCCATCGTTTTCTTTGTCGTCTAATTTGGACTCGATCAAATCTCTATAACCTTCGTCCATTCTGTCATACAGATCTCCAATCAAATCATAGAAAGCAGAAGTTTCAAACAAAGCAGATAAGTTTACCAGGGTCATAGCTACGTCATCGTGTCCAGATTGAGAAGAATATGTACCACTGTTATTCAAACCAAAGGAAAAAAGTTCGGGAATTGTCCAGGCCTTTTCATTGACCATGACTCTATTTTGTCTAAATAGAGACCTTAACATTTCACAATATTTCATTTTGTTTTTTTCGTTGTATTTGATCCCAGGTTTAGCTGAACGTGCAGATTCAGTGTGTTTGGTGTGTAAAAACATGTCTAAAGAAATTTCATCATTAGAAATTAGTTTATCTAAGAGAAGTTCTCCTCTAAAATTCATCTCTAAAATGATTGTGAGTCTATCTTTATCAAAAACATTTAGAATCAAAGCCTCCAACATTTTTTTAATATCTTCAATTTGAATGCCATTATCCCGGAAGACCCCAACCTGCAGTAAACCAAAAAAATCCGCTTCGTCTTTGTAATCGGTGTTAGATTCAATCAACTTTTTAGGTAGGGGCACAACTCTAAAAATATTAATCACCGTAAAATCTCCTCTTCCACCGCCGGCTAAATCTACAGAAAAAACAAAATTCTTGTCTTCCAAAAAAGCGTCATCCAAAGAAAATTTGGGATGCCATCTGAAGTTTTCATATACAATGCCCAAATCTCCTAAAACATCTATTTCTCTCCACACATACTCGGATTCATTGGATTTGATTTTTTTTAACTCGTTAGAACCTAGAAGCAAAGAAGTGGAACTCAAAAATTGATTTCCGTACTCTTGATTGAAAAGTTCTTCGCTGCCTAAGTTGGCGATTTCCTCTCTTTTCCATTCTTCGTCTCTGCCTGGAACTTGCCACCAATCAACCCGAACCGGATTAAACGAATTATCCCCCGACAAGGCTCCTTGATAAATTTCATAGAATTTATTCATTCCATTTGGAGTCGAGGTAATAATAATTCTAGAAACTTTGGATGAAGATACGGTTGGATAGGTAGATCTGAAAAAAGATTCAATGAAGTTAGGATGAATGTGTGCAAACTCGTCCATGTACAAAAAGTGAATTGTAAAACCAATCGCGGTAGTTTTAGTCGTCGTTTTGGCTATGGCCCTACATCCATTGTCAAATTTCATCGACATTACATTGTTTACAATCATGCCAGGTTTTAGAAACCAAGGTAAACCTTTGACGATGGCTTTAATTTTATCCATCAATTCTTCGGCTGTAGATCCCACGTTGGCCAAAATCATGGCGTTTTTATCGTGGTTGAAGAGTAAATACCAAACTAAGATAATAGAAGAGGTAATGCTGTTATGGGAAAGAATGTCGTTTGTATAATATCTGTGATCCGGATGATCTATGGAAAGATCGACCATAGAAACTGGAATGCCTGTATTTTCCAAATATTTTACACGGTTGGGTCCTTCTGATGTCATAACCATATCGCCAACTTTCAAATCTTGAACTAAAATTTCTTTCAAATTTTGGTCGTAAAGAATGTGAGTGTCTGCGCAGTCTAAAAAACTTCCATTTTCCAACTCCAAAAACCAAACGTCATAGGGCTGGGTTTCTAGATATTTAAAGGCTCTCACAAGTCCAGAATCAGATAAAACCTGAGTTTCTAAATCATATTCTGCTATGATTTTTTTAGACGGATCTTTTGGATCCAAATCAAGATGTCTGAATTCTATTCTCTCAAGGTAATAAATTAACTTAAGGAGAAATTTTTTAAGTGTTCTTTTCATTAGAAAAATATGTTATTCGTTTACAATTGGTTAATTTAATCCAATATGTAATTTAGACACCTTTTTATTTCATTTGTCTTATTTTTTCTGTAGTCAGATTCCCATACATAAATTATAGTGTAACCATTATCTTCTGCAGCTTTCTTTTTTTCTAAATCATATTCCCATATTTCTTTAGCAGTCATATTTTTAGGCTTATTTAAATATCCAGATTCAAAAAGTATGGGGTTGCAGTGCCAAAAATCTCCATTAAATTCTATTATTTTTTTACTATTTTTAAATGTTAAATCAAACTTAAAAACCCTACCTTCTTTATTTTTTATGAATTTCTCTTTCTTACCGTACAATATATCATCCAACGGATATTCCATTTTTTCTAGCACCTCTAAAATTAAATTAATGAATTCTTCACCTATCTTCGAGTACCCCCTTGATATATGCTGATTATCATTAAAAACCACACTTTTCCACTTGCTTTGTCTTTTTTTCCACACTTCAGTACCTTCAATTTCTCCATATTTAAAGATACATTTTTCTAAAGAAAAGGTGGATTGCTTCTTTGAAATAATCTTTTTCGATTCCTCTGGTGTAAAACCTTTTTTGGTCCAATATTCTTCTTTAACCCACGATACAATTACATTTTCAGAAAGTTTATTTTTGGCCATATATTCGGCTTCTTCTACAGAAAGATAAGGAAATTTTGTTAAATAAAAAGCAGAAGAAAACGGGGATATAGATTTTCTTTTTTCTTCAGTGGTTTTTGATTTATGCATTGGGTTGTTTTCCCCTTTGAATATCCCACTTAACCTTTGTCTGTGTTCAGTTTCTCTCATCCTTGCTCCCGCTTTTTTAGATCCTTCCGTAATTTTTTTGAGGGGGGTTTCAGCAATTGTTTGACAATTTGGGAATTCTCTGTGGTATTTTTCTGGTGTCCAATCTTGATGGTTTCTTAAATGTGCTCCAGTTACGTTTGCTGTTGCCCTATTACAAATCTGGCATATAACATAGTCTTTTAATATTTGCTTTCCGTCCTTTACCTTATATTCTTTTCTGCATTCTTCACAGCAAAATTTAGAAGCCATACAACTGGTCTCATAACGAGAATTGCAATTTCTACAAACAAACGATTTTTTGGTCCTTTCCTTCATTTCTTTACCTTTTAATATATATCTAGCCCTAGGGCAAATATTTCACAATTTTAGATAAAATAGTATAATTTATAAAGGAAATTTTTCAAATAGCTTAAAACTCTTTGATTTTTTTTATTTTTCAAATGCTTTATAATAACTTTTTTTCCATTTTCTTTTCTAATATAAGAGGTAGGCAAGAGACATTTTCCAACCTGTCTCGGTGCAAGAAAAACGTTGAAACGATTGTTTTGGTATTCTCTTAAAACCGATTCTTGATAGTCCCGTAATTGAATGTATTGGAGTCCATTGTCAGTCATAACTTGGCAATGCTTAGCAAAATGCACCACGTCTTTAGCGCACCTCTGCATTTCTTGCAGTTCCTCTGTGGTATACTCCCACAACAAATTAGATTTTTTTAAATCAGGATCCCCATCATGAAATGGATTATCAACCGATTTGTAATCTAATCCTTCATCTTCTACTTTTCTTAATAAGTCCCCAATTCTTTTAGTGGACCAGTAATTGGAATCAATTTGTTCCTCTTCGTGTTTACTCATTTGAATTCTTTTTATTGAAACAATTCATCGTCTATTTCAAAAGTCGATTCCCCGTTATCATAGACATTTTTGCTGGCGTCCTGACTTGCTTTTTGTCTGGCGTTTACCACTGCATTTTCGTTGACTTCCTCGACTTTTACGTCTTGAATCTCGGTGCCTAAAATGTCACGAAGACCCTCCATTAGATTTTTAGTTCCTCTAACTCTTAAAGACGAATTAGATCCTTGCTCTGGATTCTTGATCGTTTCAAAACTTCCGTCTTGGCTTGGATTTTGCTGCATAGGAACTGAACCAGAAGAAACTTTTGTTTCCAGCTGTTTTCTCAAATTTTTATAACTAGCCTCTGTTTTGTCTAAATAGGCCTGATGATCTTTGGACATCTGCATAATTTGAGATTGAAGTTGGGCTAAAACTTCGAACATTCGCGGGGCAGTGTTGCCTAAATCAATTTCTTCTACGAGCTTAGTGATTGCATGTTGAGCTGTTTTCAATTGTAACATCATAGACGCAACATTCATCGCATCAATTTTTTTCTTGTAAACAATAAAATCTGATTCATCAATCAAATTTTCATCCACATAGAATTTTACGAGAGATTCTAAAAGATCTTTAGAGTCTGTGCCGGTAGATTGAATTTGGTTTTGAAAATCCAGAACTTCCGTAGTTTTTATCCGAGGCAGGTTATCAACAGTTAGAGATTCAATTTCCAAATTTTCTTCCAATAAAATGGAATCTAAATTTGCTTTGATTCTTTCTTGGACAACCTTCTCGGGCTTGGGTTTACGTCTTGGCATAAATCGATTTTTTTAACCCTTTCTGGGGATTTTGGGGATGGCTAAAACTGGTTTGGCGTTATCGATGATGTGGGCAAGTTGAGCGTCCCTCACAACATTTTGATTCAACACAATAGATTGTTTATTAATATCTATCATCGATTTGAAAATTCTAATATTAGATAATAAAACAGGGGAGGTATAAATTCGATAGGAATTGTTATCAGTTCCATATAAGGGGCTAGCTGGATTCGTAACAATGTCTTTCGGTAAGTCGAATGTATAGGTTTGAGATAAAGTTCTGAAATCTTCATGGACCGGGATCAGATTTGAACTCTGTTCTTGTGGGTTGTTGGCATCGTAACTCATCTTCC